TACTTTGGCGGTAGATCACTAGAAAAAGTAAAAAAATAATGGGAATAAATTCAACAGAAGTCTCTTATGGCTTCGGACAAATGGGTAGCGGTTTTACTGATGAAGACGCGGCAGTTACTCCACCAACAGGAAAAGTTATAGTAGCTATGACATTTTTAGAAGATACTACTTTATCTGCTTTAGTAGCAGATACAGCGCAAGGAAACGACGCTGCTTATTTTAGCCACACAACAGCTGTTACTGGTAACGGTACTGGTGCAGCTGAAACAGATGCAGGAACTATTTTTCCAAAAGGATTAACTATTTACGGTAGATGGACTAGTTTTACTGCTAGCGCAGCTTCTACCACAGGTGGTGTAATTTTTTATTTTGGAGACTAGTGCTAGGTTTAGGTAATAGTTTAATTTCTTCTAGCCCTACTATGGCTTGGGCACCTACAGATGTTATAAGACCTCCTGTTTTATGGTTTAGAAACAACACGGGTATTGTGTCAGATGAAGCTGGTGATAGTACTGCATATAGTCCAGACCGTACATCTGAACTTGGTAATTTATCAGATGAAGATAAAATAAGTGACTGGATAGGACATGCAAGTACAAACCTTACTTTTAACCAAGAAACACCTGCTGATAAACCTAGATTTGAAACAGACACAGCAGATCTTGGATCACTTGCTTTTCCTAATGCAGCTAAGTTTATGAATCTTATTGCAACAGGTGGAAGTGCAGAAACAGTAGATCTTGGAAATAATTTTACTATATTAGTTCGCTGCAAAGTTACAGACCTGTCTTCAGCAAGAGCAATACTTGGACATAATGATCAAGAGTTTTTAAGATTTGGAGCTACTGCTGGAAATTTAAATAATACTATACGTTTTAGAATAGATAATACTGCTCTTGATTTTACTGAAGCTAGTAACACTTTTTCTACAAGCGAGTATGTTAGTATTATAATATCAAGAGATGGTTCTAATGAAATGGGTGTTTTTGTAAACAGCGCTACTTATAACTCTGAATCAGGTCAAGAGTGGGGTGTTACTGGTGAATCACTTAGTGGTACATTAACAATTAGCAACTTAGGTTCTCAATCAGATGATGGCACAAACTTTCAAGGATTTATATCTGATCTAATAGTTTGGCCTGCAACTATTTCAGCGGAAGAAAGAGTACTAGCGTTTAATTACGTTAGAAGATAATAACAATTAAATTAAATTAAATTAAATAAAATGGCAAAAAAAGAAAAGTTGGTTGACTTAAAACCAGAAAAAATAACTGACGAGCAATTAGAAAAAATACAGACTATCGTTAACAGTATTAATAGAGGTCAAATGGAAATTGGTAAGTTTGAAACTCAAAAACATTTACTAACACATAGAGTAGCTCAAATTCAAGAAGAGCTTAAGGGTTTACAAGAAGAACTTGAAAAACAATATGGCACTGTAAATATTAATATTGAAGATGGTTCAATAAAATATAGTGAAGATGGCGAAGCTGATAAGAAAAATTAGTATTGGTAAAGATTATAAAAATGATGCTATGCATTACGCCGTTGGTCAAGAGGTTTATGGTGGACATACTATTTGTGATATAATAGAAGAAGACGATAAGTTTTCAATATATATTAGAAAAAATAAAGATGTTTTACCTTGGAAAGACTTTAATAAAAACATGGCGGTATCTGTAGAGTATAATTTAGAATATTAATGAAAAGTGTTTACAGCTTTGTTGTAACACCAATAGGACAAAGATACAATAACGTAAAAAAGGTTGGAGACAAAGAGTTAATACTTAACACCGAAATATTTAACCATCAATACGTTAACAGACAAGCAACTGTAGTATCAAAACCTATTATTGGTAATACAAATATAGATATAGGTAACGATGTTATATTACATCATAATGTGTTTAGACGTTGGCATAACATTAAAGGCATAGAAAAAAATAGTAAAAGTTATTTTAACGAAAACACTTATATAGTTCAACCTGATCAAATATTTTTATATAAAAAGTTTTGGCAATGGCACTCGCCAAAAGGTTTTTGTTGGGTTAAACCTATAAAAAATAAAGATAAATACGCTAATAGCGAAACACAAGAAAATGTTGGTATTATAAAGTATACTGATGGTAGATTTAAAATTAATGACCTTGTAGGTTTTACACCACAATCAAACTATGAGTTTGTTATTGATGGTGAATTATTATATAGAGTATACACTAAATTTATTACAATTAAATATGAATATCAAGGAGACGAAGAAGCTTATAATCCAAGCTGGGCACAAAGCAGTTGAAGAGCTGATTAACGTTGCTAAAGAAAAAATAATAACTAATACAGAAGATGATGTTAGTGCTGATAGATTAAAAAATGCTGCGGCTACAAAAAAACTAGCTATATTTGACGCATTTGAAATATTAAATAGAATACAAGAGGAAGAAAGTATACTTGAAGGTAAAGAAGTTAAAAAAGAAAACAAAGTATTTAAAGGCTTTGCTGAAGGTAGATCAAAATGAGCTACAAACAAACACTAATTAAAATAATCGAACCTGTTAAACGTACGGCTTTAACTCGTATGAACAGGGGTAAAAAATGGAAATATGGATATAATAAAGAACATGATATTGTCGTTATATCAAAAAGCGGAACAATTGGCGAAATCATTGAAATGCAAGGTTTACGAATTGCTTTACCAAAAGTGCCAACCAACGTGCACGTGCATGCCAAACACAAATGGCAAAAAATAGAATATCCAAAAGAATTATCTAAATTAAAAAACATATTCGACTGGCGTAATTATCCTGAAGAAATTAAAGATCAGTGGTATGATTACATAGACGAAGAGTTTAAGCGTAGAGACGAAGGGTTTTGGTTTAACAATAACGGTAAGCCAATATATATAACGGGTAGCCACTATATGTATTTACAGTGGAGCAAAATAGATGTAGGTGCGCCTGATTTTAGAGAAGCTAATAGATTATTTTATATATTTTGGGAAGCTTGTAAAGCTGATAATAGATGTTATGGCATGTGCTACTTAAAAAATAGACGTAGTGGCTTTTCATTTATGTCATCAGCTGAGGCTGTTAATTTAGCTACACTAGCTAGCGACAGTAGATACGGTATATTATCAAAAAGCGGTGCAGATGCTAAAAAAATGTTTACAGACAAAGTTGTACCAATATCGGTTAATTATCCTTTCTTTTTTAAACCGATACAAGACGGTATGGACAGGCCTAAGTCTGAGCTTGCTTATCGTGTTCCTGCAAGTAAGTTTACGCGTAAAAAAATTATTGCAAACGAACAGCAGGAAGACTTGGTTGGACTTGATACTACTATTGATTGGAAAAATACAGGTGATAACAGTTATGACGGAGAAAAACTTAATCTGCTAGTACACGATGAAAGTGGTAAATGGGAAAGACCTGATAACATATTAAATAACTGGCGTGTAACAAAAACGTGTTTACGTCTTGGTAGTAGAATAGTAGGTAAGTGTATGATGGGCTCAACTTCCAACGCCCTTGACAAAGGTGGAGACAACTTTAAAAAACTATACAATGACTCAGACGTATCAAGACGAAATCGTAATGGACAAACAAAGTCTGGCTTATATTCTCTCTTTATCCCAATGGAGTGGAACTACGAAGGATTTATTGATGAATACGGAAATCCAGTCTTTGATAATCCAAGTAATGATGTATACGGACCAGACGGAGAATTAATTGATTATGGTATAATAGATCATTGGCAAAACGAAGCTGATGGTTTAAAAAATGATCAAGATGCTTTAAACGAATTTTATAGACAGTTTCCAAGAACTGAAGAGCATGCGTTTAGAGATGAAACTAAAAATAGTATATTTAATTTAATTAGAATATACGAGCAAATAGATTATAATGAAGGTGTAAAACCTGCTATTAGTAAAGGTAACTTTCAATGGGTTAATGGTATAAAAGATACTCAAGTAATATTTTATCCAGATCCAAAAGGTAGATTTAATATAACATGGGTTCCACCTAGTAATTTACAAAATAAAATAATAATAAAAAATGGCGCGAAATATCCTGGCAACGATCATGTGGGTGCTTTTGGTTGTGATAGCTACGATATTAGTGGCACGGTAGATGGTAAAGGTTCAAAAGGTGCTTTGCATGGTTTAACTAAATTTAGCATGGAAGACGCACCGCCAAATCATTTTTTCTTAGAATATTTAGCTAGACCACAAACAGCTGATATATTTTTTGAAGACGTGTTAATGGCTTTAGTATTTTATGGCATGCCAATACTTGCTGAAAATAATAAACCTAGATTATTATACTATTTAAGACGTAGAGGCTATAGAGGCTATAGTATGAACAGGCCTGATAAAATATGGAACAAATTATCTACTGCAGAAAAAGAAATAGGTGGTATACCTAATTCAAGTGAAGACATAAAACAAGCACACGCTGCTGCTATCGAAATGTATATACAAGGCCACGTTGGTCAAATGCAAACAGATAATTATGGCAGCATGTACTTTAATAAAACATTAAATGATTGGAGTAAGTTTGATATAAATAAAAGAACTGCTTTTGATGCTAGTATTAGTTCAGGACTAGCAATAATGGCTTGTAATAGACATTTATACAAACCTAATCCAAATATAGAAAAACCTAAACTAAACATAAGTATATCTAAGTATTCTAATACTGGAAACTTATCAAAAATAATAAAATAAATATATGGCAGAGTCTGTTGTAAAAAGTTATTTCCCAAGTCAAGTAGTAAGCGATGCTGAAAAGCTTAGCTATGATTACGGTTTAAAAGTTGCTAAAGCTATTGAAACAGAGTGGTTTTACAACGATTATAATCAAACAAGATATACTACAAATAAAAACAATTATCATAATTTAAGATTATACGCTAGAGGAGAACAATCAATAAAAAAATATAAAGATGAATTATCTATTAATGGTGATTTATCTTATTTAAATTTAGACTGGACGCCTGTTCCAATAATACCTAAATTTGTAGACATAGTTGTTAACGGGTTAGCTGAGCGTATGTATGATATAAAAGCTTACTCACAAGATCCATTTGGTATTAAAGAAAGAACAGAGTATATGCAGTCGTTGATGAATGATATAAGCGCAAGAAACTTAGATGAGTATATAGCTGAAAACTTACAAATAGATTTAAGAGAAAACAAAGGTGAAGACCTACCTACTAATGAACAAGAACTTTCTTTACACATGCAGCTTAATTACAAGCAAGGTGTAGAGTTAGCTGAAGAGCAAGCTTTAAAAGTTTTATTTGAAGGTAGTAAATATGAGTTAACTAAAAAGCGTTTTTATTATGATCTTACAGTTTTAGGTATTGGCGCTGTTAAAACTAACTTTAACACTTCGCAAGGAGTTACTGTAGAATATGTTGACCCTGCAGATTTAGTTTATTCATACACTGAGTCTCCATACTTTGACGATATATACTATGTTGGTGAAATAAAAACTATACCTGTAAATGAGTTATTAAAACAGTTTCCTTTTTTAACCGCTGAAGAACTTGAAGATATAGTTAAAAACAAAAATTACAACAACGCTAACAACTACGGTCAAGGCACAACTCACTATAGAGAAGTTGACAATAATAAAGTTCATGTTTTATATTTTAATTATAAAACATATATGAACGAAGTTTACAAAGTAAAAGAAACTGGTAGCGGTGCTGAAAAGGCTATAGAAAAAGATGACAACTTTAATCCGCCAGAAAGTAAAGAAGGTAACTTTAGTAAAATACAAAGAAATATAGAAGTTTTATATGAAGGAGCTTTAATACTAGGTACTAATAAACTTTTAAAATGGCAAATGGTTTCTAATATGATGAGACCTAAAAGTGATTTTACTAAGGTTAAGATGAACTATGCTATTGTAGCTCCTCGCATGTATAAAGGTAAAATTGAAAGTTTAGTTAGACGTATTACTGGCTTTGCTGATATGATACAGCTTACACATTTAAAGCTACAACAAGTTTTATCACGTATGGTTCCAGATGGTGTTTATTTAGACGCTGATGGTTTAGCTGAAATAGATTTAGGTAATGGAACTAATTATAATCCGCAAGAAGCTTTAAACATGTTCTTCCAAACAGGTAGTGTTATTGGTAGATCTTTTACTCAAGACGGAGATGTAAACCCTGGCAAAGTGCCAATACAAGAAATAACAAGCGGTAGTGGTGGTAACAAAATATCAGCTCTTATAGCTAATTACAATTATTATTTACAAATGATAAGAGATACTACCGGGCTTAACGAAGCTAGAGATGGTAGTACGCCAGATAAAAATGCTTTAGTTGGTATACAGAAACTAGCAGCTGCTAATAGTAATACCGCAACAAGACATATACTCCAATCAGGTTTGTTTTTAACTGCAGAAATGGCAGAGTGCTTATCATTAAGAATATCTGATATTATAGAATATTCACCAACAAGAGATGCCTTTATACAAGCTATAGGCGCGCATAACGTAGCTACTCTTGAAGAAATGCAAAACTTACACTTGTATGATTTTGGTATATTTATAGAGTTAGCACCTGATGAAGAAGAAAAATCAATGCTTGAAAATAATATACAAGTAGCGTTAGCTCAACAAAACATAGAGCTTGAAGACGCTATTGATATTAGAGAAATAAAAAATATTAAACTTGCTAATCAATTACTTAAAATACGTAGAAAAAAGAAAATAGCAAGAGATCAATTAATAGCACAGCAAAACATACAAGCTCAAGCTCAGGCAAACGCACAAGCTCAACAAGTAGCTGCTCAAGCAGAAGTTCAAAAAAATCAAGCTTTAACAGAATCAAAAGCTGCTTTAGCAAATGTTGAAATGTCACTTGAAATACAAAAGATGCAAGCTGAAATGGAAATGAAAAAACAGTTAATGCAACAAGAGTTTGATTTTAATATGCAGCTTAAAAAAATAGAAGCAGATGCTATTAGCAATAAAGATAAAATGAAAGAAGATCGTAAAGATGAAAGAACTAGAATACAAGCTAGTCAGCAAAGTGAATTAATCGATCAAAGAAATAGTGGCAAAGCACCTAAAAATTTCGAGTCTATGGGTAATGATAGTATAGGAGGCGGATTTGATTTAAGTGACTTTGGCCCAGTTTAAAATTATTAATTATTATTATATTATATCATGGAAGAAAACAAAGACGTAGTTGAAGAAACTACACAAGCAACTGAACAGTCAGTTGAAGAAAGTAAATTTGACAGCGCTGGAGATGACAGCGTTTATAAAGTAGATTTAAGTAAACCACCAAAAACAAAAGAAGATGCCGTTTCAGAGCAAAGCACAGATGAGGTTCCTGTACGCGACGAACAAGCCGCTAGCGGAGAAGTTCAGGAAGAAAACGAAAAAGTCATTGAAGAGCTTACCGGAGAAAGCACCGATACAGTTCAAGATGAAGCGCCAGTTATTGAAGAAATAACAGAAGAAAAAATTGAAGAGCAAGTAGAAGAATTAGTTGAAGAAACTAAAGAAGCTATTACTGAAGCACAAGAAACTGGAAAAGAACTACCTGAAAATGTTCAAAAACTAATGGACTTTATGGAAGAAACTGGTGGTAGTTTAGAAGATTATGTTCGTTTAAATCAAGACTATTCTCAATACGACGACATGACAATATTAAGAGAATATTATAAACAAACTAAAAAACATCTTAATGACGATGAAATTAGTTTTTTAATGGAAGACTCTTTTTCATACGATGAAGAGATTGACGAACCAAAAGATATTAAAAAGAAAAAAATAGCGTTAAAAGAGCAAGTTGCCAGCGCTAAAGCCTATTTAGACGGGCAAAAGTCTAAGTACTATGAAGAGATCAAAGCTGGAAGTAAACTCACTAATGAGCAACAAAAAGCTGTAGAGTTCTTTAAT